TAAACCACTTAAACCAGTTTAAATTATTTTCTTTTCACCTTTAATTTAAACCACTTTTTAAGCGATACATACCAGGCACAAAAAAACCAGCGCTAGGCTGGTATTTTGGCGGCGTGCTGGGTTGCTGCTAATTTTTTAAGTGTTCAACCAGACGCGGCAATAAAATTTTTTTGTACGTTTCTCGTATAAATTTACATAATGTCCACCAACTTTGCGCGCAAATTCAATAAAATTTTCTACGCGGTTAATATTCCGATATTTTTTTGGTGTTATTTCTTTGTGATCTTCAAAAAAAATAATTGCTGTGTAATATTCCATTTTTATATATCTTTGTAGTGAAAGGAAAATAAGCAGTTAATTAGGGTTAATTGTTTTGTCCAGGCGGTCAAATTTTTGGCCGCTTTTTTTTGCAATTAACTTTAAAAATTCAATATCTTCTGGCTGTAATAAAACGCCGTTGTATTGTATGCGCCAGTTAGCGCCTTTCTTTACTAGCTTAAAATGTTTGTTCATTAACATATAAGCTATAAATCGTTTAGTATCTTTTTTCATATAAGTTTTGATCGTTTTTATAAATATATTTTTTATCGATCCAGATCTTACATAATTGTTTGGCCCAATTCGTACCTTTTGCGTGTTGCTCTTGTATGTCTGCAATTAGATCTTTATACGAAATAGGGCCGTAAATAAGCTGGTTAATTATGTTTTTATGATCTAGTTCCGTAAATTGTTTTGGGTGCTTTATTTCAGGCTTTTTGCTTTCACCTTCAATAGATATTTGCTGCCAGTTGCCGCCAATATTCATAAGTACCACTGGATCAAAATCTTCACTAGATCTTAAAAACCTAGGCTGTAATGTAAAGGTCTTTTTGTCTTTGTCTTTTATTATTTCTAAGGTGCTAGAAGCCCAGCGATCACAATTTGATCCTAGGTGGCCTAGCGTCTGCGCGCCCAGGCCTTTGCCCTGGTGAAGTACGCCCACAAATAAACAGTTGTAAATCTTAGTAAGTTTTTTAAACCAGTTCACCAGCTTGCGGCTTTCTATTTCGCTATTGTAGTCAAAAATAAGATCCAAAAGGCCGTCAATTATTACGATCGGGCAATCAGGGTTATTTTCTAAATAATTAACGATTAAGGCCCTTATTTCGCTTGGGCCATCCTCTCGGACAGTAAAACAATCAGCCCAGGACGGTAGGTTATTTAAATTACTAAAATGCTTTATTTTATTAACTTGTCTGTAAAAATCAAAATCACTGCTTTCAGTGTCAAAATAGGCTATTTTTCGGCGCCCTTCTGGAAAGTGTACCTTCATTCCGAACACATCACCTGGTTGAAATGCTGAAGCTATTGCAGCGGCTAAAAAGGTACTTTTGCCCGCCTTGGGCAATCCACTAAAGACAATAAAGTTTTGGATCGTTCCAATGGGTTTATTGTCAATAGTGAATATTACCTGGCTTGGGGGGGGTATGAAATCGGGCTTGTATTTTCGCTGTGCTAATTTTTCTTCTAAAGTTAATTTGTTTTGTCCTTCTACCATTATATACTTTGTAAAAAAGCGGTTAATACAGCTGCAATAATTAGGGCTATTACAGCTTGCTGGTTGTTACTGAATTGAAATAACTGGGTTAGCTTCTTTTTCATTTTCTATTTTTTCTAGGGTTAAAAAATATTCATTTGCTAGGGTTTCACACTCTCTTAAAAGTGTTGAAATACCAATATTGCTTTTGTTGTTTTGACTTTCCTTTGCGCAAAGTATTTCCAATAAAACGTGTTCGTATTTAGTTAGACCTGGTATCGGTGCCACTAGGCGGCCGAATTGATCCTGAACTGGCATAACTGGAAAAGCTGGGCTGTTTTTATCTACTTTCATTTGTCTATTTTTTAAAGTTCGTTATTAGGTTGTTTTTCTGTAAATTCCTTTACTGCAATAGATAGGTACTTATTGTTAGCTTTGCTAATCTTTACCCAGCCAGCAACTTCGTACAACTTGCCATCTGCTTTAAAATAGCCCTGGTAGTCGGGTTGCTTTTCATTTTTTTTGTTTTCAACTTTGTTCATAGATCCGAAGCCATCAGCTAGATCTTTTAGATACTCATTTTTCATTTTGTTGGTTTTAAAAAGTGATAAATTTTAAATAGGTAAAAAAGTATAAAGGCGCTAGTGTATGTTAAAATACATACTGGCACGCTTACTGCAATAAAAAATATTATTGCAGCTAATCTTATTAGTTTACGTCGCATTGAAAACTGTTTTCTAGTCGTTTAATTTCAAACTGGTAGTGTTCTAGGGCCGCGTCTATTAATATCCTTACTTCAAAAGATAGGTCAAACGGCAAATCGTTTTCATTTAACGATAAAAACTTACCAGAACTAGAATAAAAGAAAAATGTACATTGTTCGTACGGTGATAGTGCGCGTAACGCTTCTAGGCGTAAAATTTTGTGTTGTAAGCTGGCAATTTCGCCCAGGATCTTACTGTCGGTTTTTAATTGCATAAAATAGGGTTTTTGTTTGTCTTTGGTAAAATTATAGTAAAAACGATTAAACCACCAAATTTATTTTTGTAGGGGCATAAAAAAGCCCAGTGTAGATACACCAGGCTTCCTTTTTTGTACTAGACCATTGAAATTTATCTAACCAACTTGCTTCTTATGCTAAAAATAGCGCTTTTTCTTCTTTTCTACGGCGTGTAAGACCTGGTAAAACTACCTTTTCACCTCTTACAGTACCTTTATTCCAGCGGTCAAACTGGGCCGCCACTTGTTCTTTTGGTGCGCCGCTATTAAGTAACCTTAAAAGCGTGCTAGATTGAAATGCGCCAATACCTACGTTATACACGAAGCTAGTTAAGCTATCTAGCTGGTTTTGGTTAATAGGTACCTTAACCAGTGCTTTGATCTTTGGCATTATTGACTTTGTTTCCCTTCTTAACCACTCAATAGCCTTTTCCTGGGTAATACTATCACCTAGCCTTACTTTACGCTTCGCGTCGTAATTATAGGTAGATCCGTAACCAATAGTTGGTATTCCCACTGGATCTAAATAAGCGTTTAAATATTTGTTTATATCGTCGGCTTCAAACTTTTTGATCAGTTCCTCGGCCTTTGCTCCTATTGCCATTGTGCTGCTTAATAAGATTAACGCCACAACAGTAACCACCAATATTTTTTTGGTTTGGCTAGTCATTATGGACGGTTGTTTAAATTAATGTCGCTGTCTTTTGCTGCAAATAAACCTAGGCCGCTTAATATGGCTGTAATACCAGTTGGCACGTCGCCTTTTAATACTGTTGCAACCCCAGTTATCACGGCACCTAGGCCAAATAGTGATGTTTTCCAGTTTTTAAACATATTGTTACATTTTAGTTACAAAATCAAGTTTTGTTTCAATACGCGCCAGACGATCTAATATTTCAGTATTTGTATTATTATGCTTAGATAAATCACTTTCAATCTTATCTAAACGGTTTTTAGTTGTGAAATAAAAGCCACCGCCAGCGGCTACAAAAACTACAATACTAAATAACAGATCCGTCGCCATTTTCTTCTTTTAATAATTCACGCGCTACTGCGTTGTAAGCGTCGGCCGCTGTCATTGCTGCCGTTAAATTTTCAAATAAACCGCTTTTGCTAGCCGCGTCTAAAATTTGTTTTAAAATTGCAAGTGCTTGTTTTGTTTCCATTGGTTTTGTATTTTAAAGATTAATTAAGCTAGTGTAATATTTAACTGCGTCGCGGCCCACTCATAAGCCCACTGGTTAACGTCTGTTGATGTACCCCACTGATCGTATGTTGGCTCACTCATTGTCAAATTTCCGTCTGCAAGTTTAACAGCGTCGGCGTCTAATAACTGATAATAAAATGTCGCGCTGTTAGATAAGTTATCATTAATGATAATTAAGCTAAAAAGGGTTGCCGTTTGTTGTTGGCCGTTTACCCAAATTTGAATAGGTTGTATTTGTTTCATATTATTTTATTTTAAACGCTTGTTACTGTTTCCCAATTTACGCCAGTAAAAACAGCTAATTTATTTAAAGTTGTATCATAAACCACAAGTCCCGTAGCTGGTGTTGCTATTGCCGTTTTTTGTGCAGTAGTCATTCTAGGGGGTAAAAAACCTTTTGAAGTAGAATTTAATGTTAATATAGAATTTACTGGATCTAAAAAAGTACCACCATTTTGAATTACTACGTTACCACTATCGTTCCATATTGTTAATTTATCACCTGTTCCAGCTCCACCATTAGTATAAAAAGATAATCTTCTACTGCCACCACCACTTTCAGTTCTATAATAAATACCACCTTGCCAAGACGCTTGATTATTATTAAAATTTAAATCAATATCACCAACACTTTGATTTCTAAATATTACAAATTGAGTTTGCACCCTTGCAATACCGTTACAATCTAAACGGTAGCCCGCGTCTGTGGTTGTGCCGATAAGTACGTTTCCAGCTACGGGGTTTAATTGTATTACACTATTTGATAAAACTCTTATTGCAGTATTACTATTATTATGAATAAGACTAAAAAAACTATTTCCAGTACCTTGATTAGAATTTAAATTAAAAGTTCCAACACCAATATTTGTAGTACTACCAATAGTTATACTAGCTCCTAAACCATTTAAAAATAAATCTCCAAAACCTCTTATATTTAATAAATTACCACCTGAACCAGTTATTTGAAAAGCATTTGTAGCAACGTTACCTAAACCGCTTTTTATTATGGTTGTTCCATTTACTTGCAATCTTTCGCCACTATCTGTTGTGCTATTCACAATTAAATTTCGTGCGGCACTTATTCTAGCTGCTTCTAGCGTATTACCAGATCCAGCGTCTTTAATACCGAATAAAATAGGCTGGGCCGTTAAACTATCATTAAAAATACAAAATTCGCCACCAGTTGATCCCTGGATAAAATTGTTTGTAGTTGTTGCTAACCCTAAACCAAATTGTAAAGTCGCACCAGTACCCGCGTTTCGCACGCGAATTGATGGGGCCGTTGCACCTAGGGCAACAATATGTGCGTCGCCTGAGCTATTATTAACTACAAATAAACCGCTGCTAGTAACTACATCACCTACAAAAGTTTGACCTGAAGTAGGTAAAACACTAAATCTATTAATATTTAATGCCGCGTCTGTTACTACAAATCTATTAGTACCACCGCCATAACTGTTACCAATACGCCACAAAGCGGTGCCACTATTTTGAAATGCAATTTTAGTGTCGTTTGTTGCTGTTGTTTGGTTTAATTGTACAACCTGGTTTTGATCGTGTGCAATACTTAGGGCTGTACCTGGTGTAATTGTACCAATGCCCAAATGGCCATTAACATTATCCCAAAATAAATCATTGGATCCAGTAATTGTACTAGCACCGTTCCAAAAGGATACTTGACCAGCTGCACCAGATCCCGTAATCGTTCCCGCACCTGGGCCGCCGATTAGATCCCACCCAGTACCATTATCACGATAAAATTCAAAAGTATTTGTACTAACAAAGATCCGCCCAATAAAACCAGCTGCGGGCCTATTGGCTAAAACGTCGGCGTAAAACGCTGGCGTTTGTCTTTGGTTTAATATGGATAAATCTATTTGTGGCATTATGATATGTAATTTTTCTTAACAGTTACTAGGTTATTAAAACCCCCTGAATTTATAAAGTTAGCAAAAAAACGGCGCGTTGTAAATTCACCCGCGTTACCTTCTATTTGTAAACTTTGATTTTGTTGCAATACTACGTTTTCAATCTGTACTGGATTGGTGCCGTAATTAATAAATAAAATACTATTACAGTCGCTTGTAACGTAACCGCTTACGTCATACGTTGTAAAGTTCACGTCGTATCTTATTAGTTCCGCTGTTACTTTATAATCGGCCATTATATTTTTATTAAAGGTGAAAGTAAAATTAAATTGTGTAAGGTACGCCCATACGCTTTACGCCGCTAACTTGTTGAACATAAAAGTTCTGGTATGCATCTTCTTCCTTATAAGGTAATACTCTAGCTGGTGCGCTAAATTCCTTAATTTGCTCGGTAATTGATACGCTTTCAGTTTGTATTTGCGGCTGTAATAATGCAGCTGGCGCACTTGTCCCTGGTTGTTCTGTAAAACCTGGTTGCTCAATTTTTAGCGCTTCTTTTTTCTTGTACATAAAAAAGTACCAATAAGCTGCTCCCGCTGCTAGTAATAATATTAAATTTTTGTTTTTCATATTTCAAACATTGCTTTTTCTTCGTCTGTTAATAAATCCGCTGGATCAGTAATAAATTCACCTGGATCCAATGGCCCAATTTCAATAGATCCCCTTCTAGTTTTCTTTTTAGTAGCCGCGTAAACAATTACGCCACCTAATAAAAGTAATATCAATAAACTGCCCTTATCTTTCATCTTAATAATTTTTTAAACCATTAACGTATTTTATTAATTGGTTTACTTGCTCTGCACTAAAACGATCCGCGGGCCACGATAAAGCGCCGCCACCTTGTAACCAGCTTAACAAATCTTTCCCTTTTGACTGGTTAAATTTGTCTGCTAGATAACTTACTTGGCTTTTTGTTTTTAGCTGCTTAAATACGCCTAAAACAGCATCAAAATCGTCGCTAAAATAGCCTGGTGCGTTCCAGATCGTTTCAATATATCTATTGACGTCGGCATTTCTTAAAATTGTCGCGCCACCTTTACGCCAATAGTTTGGGTTCCAGGGACTGCCTGGGTTGCTTGTCTGCCTCTCTACTTCTAATTCCTCACTACTTTTTTGCAGCCCTACGCTTTCCAGTATTGGCTTAATTACTTTGTTATATCCAAAGTAAACCACTACTAGGCCAATAATTAGGCTGCTATTGTCTTTTAAAAAATTACTTCTGGCCATTATAACATAAATAACAATGAACTAAGTTTTGCGCTGCTCATTTCATTTAATTTTCTTAAATGATCTATTGTAACGCCCTTACTCATTAATGATCTTAAAATTTCTACTGCTTCTGCTTCGTCGTCTATTCCTGCAATGGCTGTTGGTGTGCCGCCTTTTGTTATCATTCCGCTAACTAAAGACATCACGCCAGCGATCAATGCTTCTTGTAACTGTGGGTTACTTAACATTTGATCAATAGGCCCTTTTGGTGCTTCTTCTTCTTCTTCTTCTAGTTCGTCCATTGCTTCTATTGCTGCAATTCTGCTAGCTAACATTGCATTTTGTTCAACCAGCTTTTCCAGTAACATTTCTGTTCTAGGGCTACCCATACCAGACATTGACTGCATTGGCATAAGTTGTTGTGGACGGTTTAGCTGAAAAGAAATACTGGTAAGAACTGGATTTTCTTTTTTCTTGCCCCTACCAGTACTTCCTTCGCTAATAACTTGTATTAAATACGGGTTGTAATTTTCTATATTATTGCGCAGCTGTGTAAGTGCATTAACAAGCTCCTGGCGTCCAATTTCTTTTTCACCAACAAAGTTGTAACGCAAATATTGCGGTGTCGGATTGACGCCAGCAAATATTCTGTATTCGCTTCCTTCTGCTGCGTCATAAAAATTTATGACTTCATCAATAGTAAATATTTCGGGCCTAAACGCTGCCATAATATAAAAATTTTACAAGTAGTAATAAACGCCAAAACTATACGCCACGTTTGTGGTGCCTAGTGCTGTTGGCAAAGATACAAATGATTTTGTCCAGCTAATATCAATATCATTCATACTAGGTAAATCATATACAAAAGGTGTAGCGCTGTCGCTAATATTTTGTAATGCAACTAGAGGAATATTGTAGATAAGCTGTAAATCACCCTGGTACAAAGTTAAACTTGACTTTTTCAAATCAGCTAGCGCAACTGGTGTTGATCCAGTTAGTGGAGTAGCTGTAATTGATCCAGCGGCATAAACTTGTATTGCCTCGATCTTTGCGTTTCTTAATTGTGGTAAATCAGGGAAAAAAAAGCGCGTAAGTGTAGATCCACTAGGCACATTGATTTCGACTGCTTCAAAACGTTTGATACGCATATCTTAAAATTAATTAATTAAAAAAAATGAGGGTAATATCCGACCCTCGGCGGCGGCGTTTAAGGCCCGCCAGGCGCATATCATTAATACTATTTAACAGTAGTAACGTTTTGGCAAAGGATACCGCGTTGGATAACTGCAATAAAGCTGTTAGCTAATACTGAAGCTGGCGCACCATTTGCAGTAAGCTGGAAGTTAATATTTGCAGCACCGTTCATCACAATACCTGGCTCAACTGGGTAAAACGCATCTTGGCTAGCGTCCCACTGGTCAGTTGTGCTTGCACTTTGTTGAGTTTGTGGTACAAAGTAGTGGCGTAAAACGTCCCACGCTGGTAACACTTGCTCATTATTGATAGTAAGGTTTAAATAACCGTTGTAAATACTCCATAGATCATCATCTGTTGCAGATGTGAATACAGTACTGTTTGGGTATGTATAAGATTTTGCTGCGGTATTTGTTCCAGTACCAACACCAATTACAACTGCGATTTCAGTAGTAATGAAAATGTCTTGTAGGTTTAAACGCTTCTCATTTACGCGGCTTGCACCGTTTTGAGTGTCGTTTACAAGTACTGGAATATGATAATTCGCAATAGAAGTGCTTAAAGCAACTTCACTGCGTAAATATGACTGCGTCAATTTAGCGTGTTCTACTGAATAACCTAAACTGCGCACGAGGGTTTTCGCATTTTCGAAAACCATTCTGCTGCCCATTTGTGTAGCCATTGTTATAAGTTTTTTATTTTTTTAATAAAGGTGAAAAGAAAATAATTAACAGCCTTCTTCATCCAGGCCAGCTATTGACGGCGTCATGTAGCTTTTATCAACTAATCCTTCGCGGTTATAGTATGCTGCAACTGCTGGTAACTTGTAATTTACATCACTAGCTAGCGCACCGATACCGTTTAATACTCCAAAAGATTGTACAAGTTTAAGACCACCTACTGCGATCATACCAGCTGCAAGACCTTGTCCCGCTGCTCCTTTTACAAATTTTGGTAAGAAAAGACCTACTGCAACTGGTACTGCTGCTTTGATCTTATCGTTTGTTGCTGCTGGTAAAAATTTACCAACTAATTGAGCTGCTGCTGCACCCGCTACTGTATAAAGTACGCTGGTAGCTGCGCCGCCTACTTTGCCAATACCAGACATTCTACGACGTCTGCTTGACTTTTTTGCTGCTTTTCTTCTACGCATTTTTTTTGTTTTTAAATTGTTGTGAAGTATTTAATTTACCAGAGTAATTGATCGGCGTAATATCCTGGGGATCCTTTTACCATTCTATCTTTCTGGTGCCTTATTTTATATAGTTTTCTTTTTTCGTCTGCTATCTTTTTACCGCAATATCTTAAAAAGCTGGGATAATCTAAATAATTAGGATCACCCACACTTGCTAACAAATTGCCGTAAACATCATAAACATCTATTTTTTTGTTTTTCTTTTCACTAGGTAAGACAATTACATTTAACGCTTTTGCCTTTTTTTTAGTATATAAAGAAATTTTGTACATTTTATTTTATCTGTTTTTTTATTTCAGTAAAATGTTTTTTTAATTCTTTTAAATATTCACTATATTTTTTTAATCTTTTTTTAGCTTCTGGCATATCATCTTTGGTATATTGCTTTTTCAAAATACCTACTCTTAATTTGCTTATAGCTTCTTCTGTATTTTTTATTCTAGTTAAAGTTGCATTTAATTGATCTAATAAATAACTATTAACATCTTTTAAACCACTTACTACGCGGATATTAACATTATGGCTTTTAGTATCTTTATGTACGCCAGCTACTCTACGAACGTGCGCTTTTACTTTACCATACTTTGTATGTTTTTTCTTTGCTGCCTTTTTAGGTGCTGCCTTCTTTACAACTTTTTTAGCCGCCTTTTTAGGTGCTGCCTTTTTTAAAACCTTTTTAGCTGCCTTTTTAGGTGCTTTACCTATTTTTATTTTATACTTACTTTCAAACTGCTTAATACCTTTTAAATAATCTTCTACTAAATTATTATTGTCTAATAATCTATAAGTTAATTTGTCTAAATCACCACCAGTTGCATACGCATAATTATTTGCAATTTTTTCTAATTGTGATTTAGTATATTTCTTTTTAGGGGCCGCGCCTACTTTTTTACCGTAAACGTGCGCAAACGCTTCTTTTAAAGAAACGCCAGTTTTTTTTCTGTATTCAATGGCTTTTTTAAAATTTGCCTTTGCTGCTTTTTGTGCTGCGGTCATTATTTTTTCATTTTTGAAATTGCGAAAATACCAGCCCCCACTATTGCTAAAGTAACTAACATATTCATTCCAGCCTTTTGCGTTCCTGGTGATCCTGGTTTATAATTGATTTGCTCGTCTGTAAAATAAGATTTGTTTAAAAAATTATTTTGTAGATCAGGCCTTTGCATTAAAAATCTTTGTCTGTAATTATCTAAATAACTATTCCAGTATAATTTATCTTCTGGCAATAGTTCCATATAATCATTTGGATAATTTTGACGATACCAGAATAACATTTCGTTTACATCTACATCAGCTGCTTTGAAATTTTGCTGGCTTCCAGCTATTACAGTACCTAATCTAGTTCTAGCGTCCTGGCTTGTAATTTGTTGCTTAACTGCATTAATTACGGCCCTAGCGTCGCCAGCTGGGCTTTGAAAAGCACCTCTAAAAAAAGGTATAAAACCAGGCAATACTTTTATAGCCGTTGTAACAACAGCTGCAATAGGCACTACTCCAATTTTATTTTTATAACTGTAATACATTACTTTTTCTTAAAGATTAAAAACGCTGCTAAAGCTGCTCCACCAATTAATAAAATCGTGTTGGTGTTAATACCTTGTCTTTGCACTGGTTGTCCAGGACGCAAACTTGGTAAACCTTGATCAAATTGTTGAAATTGATCTTGGCCGCCTCTACGCGAAGCACTAATTATTTGCGGTGCTGAACTTACTAAACTACTAAAGGCATTTTGCCAGTCAAATTCACCAATACCAGCTACGCTAGGTAAATCCTGAAGCGCAACAGTTACTTTGTTTATTGCAACTTTATATTGCAATTCTTTGCTCGATCCTGGTGTAATTACGCCAGCTTGTAAAAGCCTATCACGATCCCTTACAAGTTTATCTCTATACGCTTCCATTTCTGCGCGTTTGTCGCTTGCTGAATAACCGACGCCGCTTAAAGCAATTAGTGCCATTTTTATTTTTTTATCTTTATAAAAACTAGGTTGTCTTTTCTCATTAAATCTAGGTAAAACTGGATCGATCCAGATTTCCTTTTTTGTTCCTGGGTACATAACAGCGAAAACGTGCTGCGGCTCCCTGGTGTTATCTTTATATCCCGCAAATCTAAACGCTAAAGGCACTTGAAAAATACCTTTACGGTTTAAACTATCCAATACCCCATTTGCAAACAGCGCGTAACTTTTGCAATCACCTGGCATTGCTACTATTGCGCTCGGACTTCTTAAAGTTTGATTATTATTACTTTCAATGTAATAAGGTACATTCGACTTTAAAAAGTTAAAAATATTTCGCGCCGTTTCAAGTTCACTTTCACCTACAAAATAATTACTTATTTTGTCATATTCGTCTTGGTACTGGTAGTGTGTTCCAACAATACCATCGATTATGTCTGTTACCGTTTGATCACTGCTTACCACTCTTTTATAATTTTGAAATGGCGCTAGCTTTTGTAAAACTGCTTTCTTAGAAACCATCAAAACTATATTTAATATCAAAAGGTAATAAAACGCCATCTACCTGGGCCGTTCCAGCTAAACGAAAATCAGCTTTTTTCTGCTTAATTAGTTCTCTAATTGCCACTATTGCACCTTCTAGGGTAGTAATAGCCACCAGCGGCAAAACTGCCTGGCTATTGGCTAATATTACCGTTCTATTGTTATAATAGACATCGGCCACCTTTAATCCGCTTGCTAAATAAAGCTGCGCCCTCAAATTTGATAATTCTGTTTGAAATGCTGTGGGGTTGTAAATTGTTACCTCGATATTGATCTGTGGATCTAAAACGGATCCACCCAGGCCCACCCTGGATATAATGAAGCTAACGCCCTGGGAAAAGCGATACTTGCTGTAAATCCAGTAAACTGCTGCCGCGCCCACTAGAGCTGCGAGCCATTTTTTTGCTGCCATACCTTACAAAGTTACGAAAAATTGTTCGATTTTCAAACAAAAAAACTTTTTTTTAAAAATAGTGTGTGTTGGTTAAACTTTTAGTTTAAAATTTATTATCTTTGCGTACGCCTGGGCTAGCAAAGATAAAAATTAAACCACCTATTTTAAACCACTTAAACCAGTTTAAATTATTTTCTTTTCACCTTTAATTTAAACCACTTTTTAAGCGATACATACCAGGCACAAAAAAACCAGCGCTAGGCTGGTATTTTGGCGGCGTGCTGGGTTGCTGTCTTTATTTTAATTGTTCAACCAGACGCGGCAATAAAATTTTTTCGTACGTTTCTCGTATAAATTTACATAATGTCCGCCAACTTTTCGGGCAAACTCAATAAAATTTTCTACTCGGTTAATATTCCGATATTTTTTTGGTGTTATTTCTTTGTGATCCTCAAAAAAAATAATTGCTGTATAATATTCCATTTTTTATTATCTTTGTTTCGAAAGGAAAATAAGCGGTTAATTAGGGTTAACTGTTTTGTCCAGGCGGTCAAATT